TGACTTGGGCTTCACGGTGTCAGGGTCTGTGCTGACTGCTATACCCGGCAGCATCTTGCCACCGTTCGAGCCAGAGATCAGCCCGCCACTGTTGTCGGCTGGCTTTCTGCCCGATCCACCAGATAGGTTTGTGCCGTTCGCCGGGCCAATGCTGTTGTTCGGTTTGGCTATGGTGAGACCACGAAAGAGGAAGCAATGACAAATATACACGAATCGCTCAAGCCATTAGCCGTCAGCATTGACAGCCTGACGCCCGACCCGTCCAACGCACGCAAGCACGACAAGCGGAACATCGAAGCCATCAAAGCCAGCCTTGCCCGCTTCGGTCAGACCAAGCCGATCGTGCTGCACAGCAACGGCACAACCATCATCGCAGGCAACGGCACTTGGCACGCGGCGAAGGAACTGGGTTGGACGCACATAGCAGCAGCCAAGACAAACCTCGACACTGCTGAAGCCGTGGCGTACGGCATAGCAGACAACAAGACGGCGGAGTTGGCTGAGTGGGAAGATGACACGCTGCGTGACCTGATGGACGCTCTGCCGGATGACCTCAAACTTGCGACAGGCTTTGAAGGCGACCAGATTGCAGAGATGCTGCGGTTGCCGTCTGACGAGGTGCATGAGGACGAAGTGCCGCCAACGCCAAAAGAGCCAACCACGCAACCGGGCGACTTGTGGCTGCTTGGCGATCATCGTCTCTTATGTGGAAGTTGCCTAGATGAGGAAAATCGCGCAAGTTTGTATGGTACCACTTTGATTGATGCGATCGTAACGGATCCACCATACGGAACTGGAATGAACACAGTTCTTGGCAACAGCAATTTGCGTATGAACATGATCGGTGATCAAGATACCTCTCTCGCTGAAGCGGCTGTTGAAATATTCGTTCCAGAAGCACCTAAGCAAGTCTGGTTTGGAGCAAACTACTACTCACATGCTCTTCGTGGAAGTAAGCAGTGGCTAGTTTGGGACAAAGATCATCACGGCATGTCATTTGCAGATGCAGAACTAGCATGGACAAATTCTGACAAGCCGATTCGAGTGTTTCGGCACGCATGGTCTGGCAAACACAGAGACTCCGAGAAAAGCGTGACAAAAGAACATCCAACACAAAAGCCCGTTGCCTTGTTTGCTTGGATCTATGACATGTTTGATGTTGAAACGACAGTTCTTGATCCGTTTGCTGGTTCCGGTTCATCACTTCTTGCTGCTCACAAAGCAGACATCACATGGTATGGATTTGAGTTGGAGCCAAAGTATTGCGACGTGATCGTGCAGCGGTGGGAGAACCTGACCGGCAAGAAGGCCGAACGAGTACCAGCGGAGGTAGGCGATGCCAGCACCGTTGGATCTTGACCTTGAGCAAATGAAGAAACTCGCTGCAATGCAATGCACCTTCGAGGAAATTGCTGCGTGGTTCGGTTGTTCGCGTTCGACGTTGTACGCCCGTGAGGACTACCGCGAACTGATCGAACGTGAACGGCTCAAGGCTCATGCGTCGATGCGTCGGAGCATGTTCCAGTCTGCTTTGGAAGGCGACCGGCAAATGCTGATCTGGCTGAGCAAGCAGTACCTTGGCATGCGTGAGAAGACCGAACACAGCGGCGAAGGGCTGCGGCCTCTGACCATCGAGTTTGCCGAAGCCACGCCACCAGAGAAGCCAGCCGATGAAGTTTGACCTGCTGCCCGCACAACTTGAGTTCATTAGAGCGCAGGAGCGCGAGGTGCTGTACTCAGGTGCGTTTGGTGCAGGCAAGACGCGGGCGTTGTGTATGAAGTTGGTGGCTCGCTTGGTTGGCAGACCGGGCGCGCGTGAGGGCTTGGCACGGAAGCACCTTGTCAGCCTCAAAGCCACGACGCTTCGCACCCTGCTTGAGCAAGACGGCAACTTGCCGCCCGTCCTGCCGCGTGGCACATACGAACACAACAAGAGTGAACGGGTGATCCGTCTGCTTGGTGGCGGCACGATCTACTACTTTGGCCTTGATGACTACGAGAAAATGGGATCGTTGAACTTGTCAGGCTGTGCGGTTGACGAAGCCGTTGAGTTGGTCGAAGGCGATTGGACGATGCTGCGTGGTCGCATCCGTCTTGAACTCGATGACCTTGCCATGCAGTTGTATGGAGCCTGCAACCCTGGTGCGCCATCGCACTTCCTGGCTGTACGCTTCGGGCTTGCCGGTGGACATCAAGCCGCTGACAACTGCCGGGCGATCCAGACCAGAAGCCCTGACAACTTCTTTCTGCCGCAAGCCTATCTTGATGACTTGATGAGCCTCGAAGGGGTAGCGTTTGAGCGATACGTTGAAGGGAAGTGGCGTGGTGGCGAGGGCTTGGTGTACGACCGCTTTGATCGGTCTCTGCATGTTCGGCAACGCAACGAAGAGTGGCGGCGAATCATCGTGGGCCAAGACGAAGGGTACACCAACCCGGCGGCACTTCTGGTTGTGGGCGAAGATGGCGACGGTCGATTGCACATCATCGAGGAGTTCTACAAGTCGCAGATGCTTGAGGTGGACGTGATCGCAACCGCCAAGGACATCGCCAGCCGGTACAAGATCGAGTCTTTCGTGCTTGATCCGTCAGCCGCCAAGTTGAAGGCAGCAATGCACCAGTCCAACCTCGATGTGGCATCGGCTGACAACACGGTCTTTCCGGGCATCCAGAAGGTGCAGCAACGTCTTGCCCGTGCTGGCGACGGTCAGCCGCGCTTGACGGTTGACCCTAAGTGTGAGAACACCATCCGCGAGTTTGAGTCGTACGAGTGGCTTGGTGGCTCAAGTGGATACAAGGATGCACCGAAGAAAGAGATGGATCACGCGATGGATGCGTTGCGATATGCCGTGGTTTACTTCGATGGCAGCCGTGTCGAGCCACGGGTGCGCGTAGCGGATAAGGCCGCAACTGGTGACAGGTTTGCCAACGATGAACGAATGTGGAGATCGCTCTAATGCTTGAAGGTTTCAAATCCGCTCTTGGGTTCAAGGCGAAGCAAGACCGCCTTGACTACGTCCGATCCACCATCAAGCCCGAAGCCACATATGGCATGAGCAAGTCATCGCAAGAGCAGGCTGCTGCTCTGCGTCTGATGACGGGCTACGTCTACGCGGCTGTGATGATGAACGCTCGAAGCATCGCCGCACAGCCCTTGCGCCTGTATGCGTCTGTTGAGGCACGCGGCACAAAGCAGTTCCCGACCAAATCAGTCAGCAAGAGCGTGCAGCGTTATCTCAAGGGCGATGGCTCCATGCGTCCTGCGAAGTCTGCCATGCTCGGATCGAACACCGGCGGTGACGTTGTTGAAATCTATGACCACCCGATCCTTGACCTGCTGAACAAGGTGTCTCCGTTCTACGACGGGTACAACTTCAACATTCTTCGCAAGACGTTCTTGCAAGTGACTGGCAACGAGTACCTGCACCCGATCATGGGGCCGATGGGCTACCCAGTAGAAATCTGGGTGATGCCGTCGCAGTACGTCAAGATCAAGCCAACTCGTGACGAGCGACTGATCGAGGGCTACGAGTACGGGCAGCAACCGAACAACGCATTCTTTGAACCTGACGAAGTGCTGCACAACCGTGTGCCTGACCCGAACGATCCGCTGTACGGTCGTGGCTGGGTTGCTGCTGCGTCCGACGCCGCTGGCTTGTTGCAGTCAATGGACGGGTACGAGAAGCACTTGTTCCAGAACCAAGCCCGCCCTGACTGGGGCATCTTCCTCAAAGAGACACTGAACGAGACGCAGTGGAACCGGATGATTGCGTACCTCGATCAGAACCTTCGAGGCAACCGCAACAGTGGTCGGCCTTACATCTTCGAGGGTGGATCAGACGCACGCCCGTTGCAGTTCAGCCCGCGTGACCTGTCGTTCAGCGAAGGCGAGAACCGCAAAGTGGAAGTCATCGCTGCCGTGTCCGGCGTGCCTGTCACATTGCTCAAAGCCAACGATCCAAACCTTGCATCTGCACAGGTTGGCTTCGCGTCATACATGCGTGACACCATCCACCCGTATCTGGTGGCTGACGCAGAGTATTTGAACCAGTCACTGCTGCCGCTGTTCGGTGGACTGGCTGACGGTCTGTTCTTGGCCTACGACAACCCGGTGCAAGAAGACGAGCAACTGATATCTGGCATCATGCAATCGCAGGTTGCTGCTGGCATCCGCACGATCAACGAAGCCCGCTCAGAACTCGGCCTTGATCCGGCAGATGATGGCGACGAACTGCGCGTCAATGGCATTCCGCTTGACGTTCTTGGTCAGCCAGCCCTGCCGCCTTTGGGTGCTTTGGCATACGGCAAAGAAGAAGAAGAAGAGAACCGGAAGGCAACCCGCAGCGAAGTCCGCGTTGGCTCATGGGTAGAGTGGAGAACTGCAAAGGGAAAGTATCTAGGCAAGATTCGACGCTTCAAAGAATCTGGCACTGAACCCGGCACAGTCGGGGACGGTGAAGCCACAGCAGAAGACCCGATTGCCTTTGTGCAGGTTTACATCCGCAACGAGGATGGCACGTTCACGCCGTCTGATCGTGACGCACCTGTGCAAGTCTCACGCTTAACCCCAACCGACGAGCCAGAAGTCACCAAGGGCATCAAGGCAGTCAGTGAGCAGGTGCGTGAGACGCTGAAAGAGAAAGCCGAAGAACACAACGAAGAAGTGGGCGATGCCAAGAGCAAACGAACCACTACCCGCACTCTGGTTGCTGTCTTCGAGCGTGGTATTGGTGCATACCGTCAGAACCCATCGTCAGTGCGTCCCACCGTCACTGGTGCTGAGCAGTGGGCATACGCCCGCGTCAACGGGTTCTTGCATGCACTCAAGACCGGCAAGTTTAAGCGCAAGCCATACGACACTGACCTACTGCCGGAGGGCCACCCGCTGTCTAGCAAGAGCAAGGGCGACAAGGCAGGGCTTGAGAACTTCCCTGACGTATACACCACGCCAGAAGAAGCCGAGAGCCGTGCGTTGGTGCTTGGCTGTGATGGCATCCACGAACACCCCGGTGATGCGTATGGCTTTGACGGCGTGATCTACATGCCATGCTCGTCGCACCGTGACTACGAAGCAGCCATCAAAGACCAGCAGAAGAAGTACGAAGACATTGACTTCACACCGCCTGCTGACGTTCAGGAAGAAGCACAGCGTGGCTTGGACTGGCGAGCCGAGCATGGTCGAGGTGGCACTGAAGTCGGTGTGGCCCGTGCGCGTGACCTCAGCAACGGCGTGTCTGTCTCGCCTGAGACGATCCGCAGAATGGTCAACTTCTTCACACGGCATGAGGTTGACAAAGATGCAGAAGGCTTTGAGCGTGGTGAGGACGGCTACCCGTCTGCCGGTCGCATTGCGTGGGCGCTCTGGGGAGGCGATGCCGGGCAACGGTGGGCCAACTCGATTCGTGACCGCATGGACGCAGAAGATGAACGCGGAGAGAAGGTATCGCGGAGAGAAGGAGAGAGCCTCGACAACTGCGTTGCACGCGGCATCGAGGTGCTGATGGCTGAGGGCTATGAGCGTGACCAAGCGGTTGCGATTGCCTACCGCCAGTGCGGCACAGCCACCAAGCGTGCGGTTGCCTTCCTGACCGGCATGGAGCCGGAGATGCAGAAGAAGGCG